CGCTAAGACAACGGTCACCTTTGGATTTTTTCCAGATGACCTCGTGCTCTCCCCCGCCTTACGGCAATGGATCGCGTAGCCGGTTGGGACCCGTTAAAGTCCCGACCTCAGGTAACTCCGCCAGCGGTTCTGAGGTTAAACGGTGTGGTGCTTGCGCTCGCGCGAACATCCACACCAAGGAAACGGTCCACGCTGGGATGACTATCATTCGGGTCCGGTATGGCTTGCCATACTGCGAACTGCCGGATTGCATCCCCGCGGAGCTAGGACGTTACCTATCATTTCTTCTCTTACAGGGCAAGGAGCGGGCCACTGTAAGCTTCCCCAGACGCCAGGTCAAGGGGGAAGACGGTCTCTGTAACCTGCAGAGACTACGTCGTCATGAGAGGTGGGAACTGGCCCATAGCCTCTCTTCAATAAAGAGGAACCTGCCCGCAGGTTGCTCACGACATACTCCGTCCGTACGCGCTTCGTGGGAAGAGCGCGTATCTTCATCTCCACCCCCGCCATCCGCCGAGTATTTGGACTTCGTGAGAGCAGAAGTCACTCGGATCCTCCCTGCGTTTTGGGATAGAGACTATGCCCGCTTTGTCGGCGAGCATCTTCCCAATTCTACCGCCCGTATGGTTAAGCATACTCGCGCAGATCAGCTTTGGGCTGGTCGCAGGGGGGAGTTCTTTAATCGTTGCCTGACTGAGACCGAGGGGTCTCATGTCTTTCAAGCAAGATATAAGGAGGTTCTGAGTGCTGGGAAGTGTAGACCTCTCCTCATTCCTGATGAGGATGTCGAACTTCTCGGCCCTCTCCACAAGTGTCTCTATCACGCTCTGCGTAGACATGAGTGGCTCCTTTGTGGTCCTCCGACCGAAGAACGGATGACATCTGTCCTTTCTAACGCCCATCAGACCTCGGTTGATCTGGTGGGGGCGACTGACAACTTGCACCTTACGGTGACACGTGTCATTCTTGATGCTCTTTTCTTCACTTCGGTGAAGATTCCCCGTAGCATAAGGCGTTTAGCTTATGCTTCTCTTGCGATGACCTTTGAGTCATCGTCGGGGGACATCAAGAGTGTGTCGCATGGGCAGATGATGGGGACCTACCTCTCCTTCCCTCTCCTTTGTGTCCACTCGTACTGTGCCGCCCGTTGGGCGGCCCGTGACGATTGTAAGGCGCGTTTTCTGGTTAATGGGGATGACTGTGTTATCTCGGCCTCCAGAAGTATCATTGCGCAGGACTACCCCCAGGGGTATGTACTCAATGATGACAAGACGATTCGCGCTGAGAATGTCGCTGAAGTCAATTCAACGGCCTTCTTGAGACGGGGAGGGAGGTGGCGACTTGTTCGTCATCTTAGGAGAGGTGGTGCTTTGACCTCTGACTACGCGGGTATGATGCATATTGCTTCGGCGGTACGCACTTCAGTAGTCTGGTCCGACGCCTTTGTCAGGTCTCGGGTTGGTCAAAGGTGGGGTTTTCTCCCCTCCCAACTGGGACTTCCTGCGAAGTCTCATGCTGCGTTTAAGAGAGAACGCACTCTCAGAGATAGGAGAAATCCTACCTGCCTTCCCGAGCCGCCTGCGGTTCGGTCTGAGAGATTGGTGGTTGTTAGGGGGCGACAACCGACGCCTGTCGAGAGTGAGGCCGTGAGGTCGATACTCTGGGCTGAAGGGCGTGAGGGGGGAAAGAGGGATGTGTGGAGTCCGTCCTGCGGCTCCATACGTCGGACATACTCATACCGGTCTAGGCCGGCATGGAGTCGCCTGTCGTTCGTCGGACAGGTGCTCTCCGCTAAGGCGCGCGGGAGTCAAGCGCCGGTCCTGTCCATTGTCCCTCGGGACTTTGTGTCAGAGGAAGAAATGAGGGGATTTGCAGAGTTGGACCATTGGCGTGATGCCTTTGGTTCGCTGGTCTGCAATTGAATAGCTCCGTTGGAACACACCGTTTCTGGGGTTTGCAACGAACCACTCGAGCTCGTACGCCTTGAGCTGTCACGGACCTCTCCCTCTACCGGGAGGGGGGATGTGACGGGTCCTTTGCCTCCTGGTCTCGCCTCCCTACGGGGTTCTGGCGAATGGAGTCGGTCCCGTTGTGGCGGGTGTTGTGGGGGGTACGAGTGGCGAGTTGCCGCGGGGGTAGGTCCAGCCTACCAGGGCAAACCAGAGAGCCCATCTGTCCACAGGAGCAGATGGAGGCCTTAGTCACACCGTGAC